CCACAAGAACATTAGCAGTAGGTGAAGGAACAGGTGTTACCGTAAATGCAAATGATGTAGCAATCGGACAAGATGTCGCTACAACAGCAAATGTTAAATTTGCAAACATTACAGGTTCAACAATTAGTGCAAGTGCAGACATCATAGCAGATTCAGGTTCATTTAGTTATTTAGATATTGAAGGAAACCTAACATCTTCAGTAGGACATTTTGATAAAGTTGTAGTAGGTTCAGACGGTATCGATACAGCAGGAGA